GGTTGATCAGATGAATTTAACGGCACTGGTACTGCGTTCGACGCTGCCCGGTTTCACATCTGCAATGGCCAAAACATTGGATGCTGGGTGGTTGTCCCATACTGCCGCCCAAATCCAGCAAGTGGGTATTGATGTGGAGGCGTTTATCTCAGCTCAACTTCAGCATAGCGCAACTCAGCAGGCTGCCATTATGGCCGCTACTACTGTTGCTGAGGTTCAGGGGGTGGTGTGGTGAATCACGATAGTTTTTTTGGCTGGGCAATAACTGCGTTGGCTTCTGGATGGCTGGTGCTGATTGATTCGGCTGAGCATTTTTTGACGACCAACGGACAGCTGATTGCTTTGGGTTGCACGATTGTCAGCACGAGCTGCACGTTTTTGAATTACCGTGAAAATGTGAAGCGCAACAGGGGCAAATAATATGCCAGCAGCGACCATAAACTTACCGGCAATTGAAAAATATGCCAGTTACAATGTCCCTATTACATTATCCAGCGATTTTTGTAATGGAACACCCATTGATTTAACAAGTTGCACGGCAGATATGATGCTAAGGGCCACGCTAAGTGGTGCGGACGTGTTGGAATTTAGCACGGCAAACGGAAAAATAACCATTCCTACGCCAACAAATGGCACGTTAAATCTTGTATTGACAGCATCCCAAACGGCGGCGATTACAGCAGGCACTTACCTTTATGATCTGTTGGTGACATTTCCAAGTGGCGTTGTGACGCGATTTATCCAAGGAACGGTTACAGTTGTTGACGGCGTGACCCATGCCTAATGTTATAGAACCCCAAGAAACCGTTATTGTTTATGTTTCGATTCCGCAACCGGTTGCGGTAACTGTTGGCGTAAATCCAATAACGGCAATAACAATAGGTGAACAAGGCCCGCCTGGGGTTGTTGCATTAACCACTAACGGCAATAATGGTGCAGCCACTTTTAGCGGCGGCAATTTGAATGTGCCAAATTACACATTGTCTGGACTTGGTGGGCAGCCAGCATTAGGCTATACCCCCGCCAATAAAGCGGGCGACACATTTACCGGGAATATCATTGCGCCAAACCTGTCTGGCACTAACTCCGGAGATGAAACAAACGCCACAATCATAGCCAAAATTGGTTATACGCCCGCCAATAAAGCGGGCGACACATTTACCGGGAATATCATTGCGCCAAACCTGTCTGGCACTAACTCCGGAGATGAAACAAACGCCACAATCATAGCCAAAATTGGTTATACGCCCGCCACATCCATTGCGCTGGCAACTGAATCAACTAATCGGACAAATGCCGACGCGGCGTTAAGCGGGCGCGTTGGGGTGTTTGAGTCGGGCGGCACTAGCGCTGTCGGGTTGTTAAACGGTTTGACTAACACAGCAGCATCCATTGTGGCAGCAATCAATGCTGTTGTGTCGTCATTGTCCAGTTATGCCACAACATCAGCATTAAACAGCGCAATTAGCGCGTTAAGCACCGTTTATGCCCCTATAAACGTGTTGGTTAGCCAATTATCAATAACGGCTGCAAATGGTTTGACAGGCGCAATAACGGCCACTGGGAATAATGCGGCAATCAGGTTAGGAACAACAATAACTGGCTTGCTTAAGGGGGATGGCACGGCAGTTAGTGCAGCAATAGCGGCAACGGATTATCAAGCCCCGTCTGTGACATTAACATCTAACGTGTGGTATTCCGTGCCGTCTTTGTTTCGTTTGATTTTTAATGGCACGGGCAATATCAGCATTGACACGACCGACACGTCGGGAAACGTGGTTACGGGCGCGTTTGTTTACATAGAGTCCGGCGCGTCAAACGATACGCACACTTATTTGTCTGAATCGGTCAAACAGATTAGAGCAATTTTTGGCAGTGGCGTGACGGTGGCGTTAGTGTCATGAAGGAAATCAATAATATTGCCGGTGGTAAGTTTAAGCCACCCATAAGCACAGTAAACGGGCTGCTTGCGCCTTTTTTGGGGGCTGGCACTTGGACTGCAACACAATCAGGCACGACGATAACCGTCACTGGGTCTGTGGCGCACAATATCCCTTCTTCAGCGGCGGCGCGGATCAGCAATAAGGGCGTTGGGTGTTTCCTTAAATTCGCAACAAACACCAGCAATTTAGTAACAGGTTGGTTTAATAATATCGTTGTCACCAGCACCACCAGCTTTACAGTGCAATCAGCAATTAGCCAGACAGTTTCAACGGCTATTTCATTGGTATCGTTGGTCGGTTTGCAAACGCCGTTTATACCGATGGCTATTCAGATTCCCCCAAACACCATGGGGGCCGGTAGCGTTGTCACCACTAAATGCTTTTTGCAGATACTTGGTGGCAGTCTGGTAACGGCGAGAAACACAGGTGTCATGTTAGGTGTTGGGACAGGTGTTAATGGTATTGGTGGATATAATTGTTTTTTTAACAGTGCATTTACTGCTGTAACCGATTCTAACTATGCAATGGTTTCTGAAGTTTCTTTTTTAAATAATGTATCAGACTCGGACTTTTACACTATGGGCGGTATTAGCGGATATACCAAAAATACACAACTAACGCTTTACACATCGCCCTTGCTTTATATTAAACCATCTGATGGATTTAATATTGTTTTTAATTGCAACACCACCATTGCACAAAATGATTGGGTATTGTTGTTAGGGCTATACGTGGATGTAACCGTATGACAAGCTTAGTCCCGCAAAATCTAAACAAATCAACAGGGATGTATGGCGTAAATAAATCAGTTACAGTGTCTAATGATTTTTTTGGGTTTAATGTCCTTAATTACCCAGTTGCACAATATGGAAGCGTTACTAGCGCACCTACAATACCCTATTCGATTTTTAGAACCCACGATTGCGGTTATTTAAAATGGTGGGATATACAGCCGACAGCCAGCAACGTTTTTATATGGAGCAATGCCGACACTATTTTAAATTATTATTTGAATGCTGGAAAAGATATTTTATTTACGCTCTACGGAACACCAACGTGGGCTAGCAAAAGACCCGCAGAGGCATTATCCCCGTATAATGTACTTGGCGGTAGTGCCGAACCGGAAAACATGAATGATTGGGCTAATTATTGTATCGCCGTTGCAACCAGATACCCTACAATAAAATATTTTGAGGTTTGGAATGAGCCAAACCCGTTTGTTGTTTTTGTATTGTCAGGTAGTAGCGGCAGCAATACAATAACATTGGCAAATACATTTAACAGTGGGTTAATAACTGCGGGGATGTTGGTGTCACCTAATGCCTTAGGTATTCCTGCAAATTGCATGGTTACTGGTGTATCAGGTTTGGTAGTGACGTTATCAACTAATTTGACAGCTAATATTGCTAACCAACAAATAGAGTTTAGCCCTTATTTTACACGCACTTGCACTGGCACTGCTGGAAGCAACTCATTAACGGTAAATAACGGAACAAACATAGTGGCCGGTGCGTATTTGTCGCTTAATAGCGCCCAATATATAGTGCAATCAATATCAGGAACTACCGTTACATTAACCAGCAATTTGGCAACAACGGTTTCTGGTGTTACAGGAACATTTACATACCAAAAAACCAATTTATTTTTTACGGGTTGGCGTGAAAATCTGGCAACAATGGCACGGGTTGCCAATATTGCAATTAAATCAGTAAATCCAAATGCAATTATTTTGTCGCCACCATCAGGACAAGTTTCGTCGTTTTTTTACCCCAATGTTTATTCAATGCCGGGTAATGATTTGACGCAAAACATAGAAAACCACCCGGCTCTTTATACGAGCCAAGTGGCGTACAATCGCGTTACGCAAATATTGACGGCAAAAGATGTTTCTGGATTTTATTATAATGGAACGACTGGCTCAGGCACTCAAGTGTCAGATTGGGTGGACGTTATTGCAGAACATTTATATATTGCTACGGATTTTGAATATCAAAATGTATGTTATTTAAAGTATTTATTCAGCTGGCTAGCCTTTGCAGGCATTAACAAACCTGTTTGGAATACTGAACAAGGTATAGACACAACGCTTAGTGCTAGCGATGGATTAATAACACAACGCTTGACGCGGGCAATCGTACTGCCAGTTCTTTGCGGATGCATAAAGTCAATTTATTACGGCTGGGATTTTGGCGGGTTTGCTATAAACAATTTAAGTGACACTGTTAAAAATGCGCTAACCAACAATATAAATTTTGTAAAAGGTAAAACTTGTATAAGATTGTTAATCCCGTATGACGGCGGCTCAATAACTGCTTATTTTACAGATGGTTCATCATTGGTTTTTTAATATGGATACTGATTGGTACGATTTAAGGATGGCTGTCACCGCACAATGTGAGTTGATTGACCAATGCTATTTTGATGCGCTTTATGCGGATATTGAATACACTAATTTAGGTGGCGTAACACAGATGTTTCAGGCAGACCCAGCCAGTTTAGTTGTGATGATGCAAACCATTATTGGCAGTGGTGGCAGCCTAATTAACGGGTTTGTGTGGGGAGCAAGTGACAATTCGCAAGTGCCGTTCACATTTGCAGATTTGCAAGGGTTGGCAAATGCAATCTATATGCGTGGCAATGGGTTATATTTTCACCAACAAATGAAAAAAGCGGAAATACGGGCGTGTACGGATGTTGAATCGGTTAGTTTAATTAATTGGTAGGAGTTTTTATGTTTGGAATAGATGATGCAATAGCGGCTGGTGCGAACCTGATCACTAAGATTTTGGACAAGGTTGCACCGGACGCGGATGAAGCTGAAAAGGACAAGTTGACGTTGGCCTTGACGGAAATGCAAAACGAGTATGCCGTTACTTTAAGGCAAATTGACGTTGACAACACTGAAGCGGCTAACCCGCACTGGTTTGTGGCCGGATGGAGGCCGTTTATCGGTTGGGTGTCAGGATTGGGGATTGGCTACCAAGTGCTTTTGGCGCCTATCCTGAACGGTATATTGGTTTCTTTTGGCATACCCGCCCCGTTCCCTTTAGTGGACACCAGCTTGCTGCAAACACTGATTGGCGGCATGTTGGGGTTAGGGTTGGCGCGTAGTTATGATAAGGCCAAGGGCGTTGACACAACAGGATTAACAAAATGAGAACAATAGCAACTTTAATTGTATGTTTATTTTTTAATGTTTCTTTTGCAGAAACAAAATTAGGCATAAATATTCAGGGTGCGTGTGATTGGTGTTGCGACTACACGTTTGTGGATACAATGAAGCAAGCCCGTGGTTTCGCCAATTTAACAAACCCGGCAAACCCGCTGACAAACCCTGCGCCAGTGGATAGCAAAGGCTGGCCCATGCAGGATTTCGGTGTGTTCTTTGCCAGCTTTGGTACAGACCCGTTAAACCGTCCGCTTAGCCAAACCAACCCCAGCTTTTTTGGAACGTACACGCTAAGCTTTAATGGGCAAGCGACATTAGGTTCACAAGGGTGCAATAAGTTCACCAACAAAATTTATAATTCGATAACAAACACGACAACGGCTCAACTTAATGTCGATACCACGTGTGTGCAGATTGATGTTGAATTTACCGGCACAAAACGGACTGCAACAAGTGCTACAAACACTGGTTTAACTAATATCCAATTGTTGCGTCCTGGCTATGCACTTGGCACTACACAAGTGTTTACTACCCAGTTTTTAACTGCACTACAGTCTTTCAGCACTATCCGTTTTATGGCCATGCTGGACACTAATGGCAGTGTTGTTAGTAGTTGGTCGGAAAGAACCCCACAATACATGCCGTCACAAAAACTCAACACAGTAAACGGGGTAGGCAGCAAGGCTATTTTGTCGGGTGTATCTTGGGAATATATTATCCAACTGGCTAACCAGACCAATAAAGACATTTGGATCAATATCCCTGAAGGCGTGGACTTGACCGACCCAACCAGCAGTAACTATGTGACCCAGTTGGCTACTTTATTGAAGAATAATCTTAATTCAAATATTCATGTTTATGTTGAATATAGTAATGAGCTTTGGAACACTCGTTTTACCCAGGCAGCCGCAAACTACAGTTCGGCCAGCTCTGAAGTAAATTCTGGTGCTGATAAGACTTTAAACTACGACAGTATCAATGACCCGATGTATTGGGCTATGCGCCGTATAGCGCACCAGACTTTACGCATTAGCCAACTGTTTGCAGGTGTTTATGGTCCATCCGCCATCAACACCACCATCAGACCTGTCTATGCCAATAGCTACCAGTCACCGTTCTATGCTGAAGATGGTTTAGAGTACCTGTATAAGGTATTTGGCACACCGAAAAATTACCTTTACGCCATAGCCAGTGCGCCGTATTTTGGCATAACTTCAAGCTACACAGATGTGAACAGTTTTTTTACGTCAATACTGGGAGGGGCAAACAACGTGGTGCCTGGTTTTTCAGGTACACCGGCTTATAGCGGGGTCTACCCACTATATACCGGAATAACTTACCAAAGCCTTGCCAACTATGCCCAACTTAAGAATATAAGTTACGAAGGCGGCCCGGATGTTAGCGCACTAACAAACCAAGCCATACCAGAACTGGCAAATAATGACCAACGCATGGGTAACTTGGTGAAAAATTATTTGGCTGACGCATTTGATTGTGGAAATGATTTGTTTATGTTCTTTGAACTGCAAGGCAGCACAACTGACCCGCTTGCCGTTTATCATGATTTTGCCGTACCAACTCAGAAAAGCAATGCCCTTTTATCATTTGATCGGCAAAAAAACACATGCAAGCAAGCAATAAATTTTTAGGCCGATAAATGAACGCATACGAACTGTTAAAAAAACACGAAGGCTTTAGGCAAACCCTGTACCGCTGCACGGCGGGGCATAGGACTATCGGCTATGGCTACAATTTGGACGCTAACCCTTTGCAGCTTGAACCTTCTGAACTGGCGCACTACTGCAAGTCGGGCATCACGGAAACGGAGGGCGGGGTTTTGTTGCAGGAAATGATAGACAAGACCATCCATGAGCTTAATGTCCAGCTTGGTTTTTTTACAGTGCTTTCGGACAACCGTAAAGCGGCGGTGGTTGATATGGCCTACAACCTTGGCATAGACGGGTTTATGAAATTTACTGACACTATCCGCCACTTGACACGGCAAGAATGGACACAGGCGGCTGCATCCATGCTAGCCAGCAAATGGGCAGACCAAGTGGGCAATAGAGCGGTTGAGCTGGCGAGGATTATGGCGAAGGGATAGCACTGCAACGATTCTGTAATTTTCCCCTCTATTCGGGCGGCTTCGGTTATGTTGAGTGTCTGCATTTCAGCATCCTGTCTATTTTAACCACGGTGTCAGCCATACGTTGCAATTCATCCGGCTTTGCTTTGTACAGGGCGGCGTAAATCTTTTTCACCTTGCCGCTGGAAGCCTTGCGCTTCTCTGCCAGTTTGGCACGGTAGCTTCCGCCCATGCTTGCCGCCAACGAGCATTCTACGATGTCGGCGTGGATGGCTTTCAGGGTGTCGGTGGGTAGACCAATAAGCATTGCGGCTAGCATGGCATGTAGTCCTTGCAGCTGCATTCGCACGGGTGGCGGATAAGAAAACCGCCCAGTTTGCAGCGGTATTCGATGCGATGCTCAAGGCCAAGGTGCTTGCAGTTTTGGCAGTTCCTTGGCGGCTCTAGGATGTGGAAGCCTTGATCAAGTTTGGCTTGTTTCTGTTCTTTAACGCTTCTTGCCATTACGCTCATCCAGCATGGCATCTGCCATTTTATATGACCAATATGCTAAACAAATTTTAGTTTTTGTATCTTCATAACTATGCATATACGACTGCAAAGCCAATCCTGCAAAATGGTCGCGCAATGTCATGTCACGGGCTAGTAGTAGGGGTTCTGGTTTGTTAAGTTTGTTATCCGGAAAACAACCAGAATGGTTTTTGTCGTATGCTTTATCAATCATTCTGGCAACTCCGGCAGTGGCATCCAATGGGTTACTTTTTCATGATCAAAAATATTCCATAAACTGTTTCTATACGAGATAATTTCACAAACTGGATTGTTTAGGCCGTCATTAACAATAACCAAATAACATCCGCTTTTTTCAGGAAACCGTTCACCAACGGGTATCCATTGATGTTTTTTTTCAATTTTCTGGATGGCTTTGCTTGATGTTTCAAACAAGTCACGGTTTACCGCTTCCAGCCGCTCAATTTCTTTGAGCGCGTCGGCCTGCAACTTGGTTATTTCAAAAATGACGTTCCGGCTTTCTGGCGTGTCCATTTGCAATGTCGGAAAATGGATTGTCCACGGATGCTGTAGTCGTTTTTTAATGTCCATCATTACCCCTTGCTCAATTCAATAGCCTGAAATATAAAATCTTTCCATTTTGTCCACCAAGACAATGCGTCTTTATCCATCTCAGATATTTCTTTATCCGTAAATTTTTTCCATTTTTCGATAGGATGTTGCTGGCAACTGATTGCTAAAATATCGGATGTAAAAACAACATCATATCTTTCCAATTGGAAATATTTTATTTCTTTCAAGTTTCCAATTACCCATCTCAGGTCTGCCCCGCGCAGGTTTGCATCGCTCAGGTCTGCCCGTCTCAGGTTTGCATCGCTCAGGTCTGCCCCGCTCAGGTTTGCCCGTCTCAGGTATGCCTGTCTCAGGTATGCCCCGCTCAGGTTTGCCCCGCTCAGGTCTGCCCTGCTCAGGTCTACCCATCTCAGGTCTGCCCCGCTCAGGTCTGCCCGTCTCAGGTTTGCATCGCTCAGGTCTGCCCGTCTCAGGTTTGCATCGCTCAGGTCTGCCCCGCTCAGGTTTTCCCATCTCAGGTTTTCCCATCTCAGGTCTGCCCCGCTCAGGTCTGCCAGTCTCAGGTTTGCTTCGTTTTTTACTGCTTCTGCCAGCAGTGATTTAGTATTATCATGCTCGATTTCAGATGTGTAGATAACAAAGCCTTGTATGTTTTTAATTGTTTTCATCATTCCCCCTTGGATGAAACTTATCGGTTACTTTCCACGTGCCCTTACCCACATAAACAGCTGTGTGGTAACGGCGGTAGTGCTTGCTGTACTCATTGCTGAGTTTTGTGGCTTGGTCGAATGTCATTCCCATTCCTTTACATAAAACTTTCCGAACACACCACGGAACGTGCCTAACCCCAATGCCCTGCCGCCATCTTCAAAGCCGCGCCGTTCCGAGCCTTGTTAAAATTTAAATAATTTGTTCGTTTCCCATGTTTAACTGAGGTTATGCGTTGCCAATACTCCGTTATCGGCACATTCCCGCATAACCTCAGTTAAAAGGAATTTCATCATCAAAGCCGTCATCGCTGTATGTCTGCGGCTTTTCTTGCGAATTGCTTTCTTGCGCCGCCCCTTCCTGCTTCTTGCCTACCAGATCAACAATGGTGGCGTTCACTTCAAGGCTGGTCTTGGTTGTTCCGTCCTGCCCTTGGTATTCATGGTGTCTGAATTCCCCGGATATGAACACCTGCTGGCCTTTTTTCAGGTAGTTTTTTAATGGCCCTTCGGCACGTTTGCCCCATAGCGATACCCTAAACCAGATTGTTGTTTGCTTGTCGCCAAACCCGTTGTTATTGGCTACCGTAAATTGCAATACGGTATTGCCGTCGGGCGTGTTCCTAAGTTCGGCATCCCTGCCTAGTGTTCCGGTAAAACTAATTACGTTACTCATTGATAATGTCCTTTTTTAAAAACGAAACGGCTTGCTTAAGTTTATCAATCACCATCTTTTTTCTTAAAAGCTGTTTTTCTTTTATATCCGTCAAAGAAGATGTGTTTACGGTTTTTTTGATTGATTTACATCCTTGTAAATGCTTTCTTCCGGGGCCTTTTTTGGTGTAACTATAATTTTTCATAATTTACTAAAATATTGAAAATGCGTTGATTAAAGCCTGCTCAGCGTCTTTTGTTGACAGGCGGTAGGTGTGGGCAACCAGTTCGATAAAATCGTTTCTGGTCGGCTTGTAGTTGACAGGTTCATCGTCCGGCACGTCAATAATGCTTTCTTCCATAAGTGCCTCTTGTATTGCCGCTATTTCGGCATGTTCATCCAAGGTGGGCATTTCCAAAACCTGTTCGGTGGTGGCTAGAGCTTCTTTCAAGTTGTCCAATTGCCGCTCAATTTCATTTGCTGCGGATTCGTAAATTTCCGCTACGGTGTGGTAATCTGAGCGTCTGTAAGAACTTGCCATTATCCTTAGTTCTGCTATCCGGTTTTCGTTGGGTTCGCACCGCTCAACCAATGGATTGACATAAAGCCGGGCTTCTTCTTCCAGACGTTCACGTTCAGCCTTTTCATTGGCTTCTCGGATGCGTTTTTTCTCTTCCTGTTCTGCCCGTTCCTGTTCCTGCGCCAATCGGTTTGCTTCGGCCTGTTGTGCCGCCAATGCATCGTCAACCGCTTTTTTCCTGATGGCTTCCTGTTCGGCAATTATTTTGTCTTTGGCTGCTTCCATGCGTTCGACTTCTGCACTAACCATTATGGTTAGGCGGTTTTCAAACACGGCACGGTCGGGGTCATGGAACACCACGCCAATATATTCGGGCGTGAACGGGGTAGATATGCCAGCGCGGTGGCAAGCTAGCTCAACCGTCATTGTCCGGGCTTCTATTTCGTTCTGCCAAACCAAGTCGCTTTGTGCTATGTTTTCTATTAATGCCTTGGTTGAGGCGGTGAGGTTGCCCTTGTCGGTAAGGTAAGATTCCTTGATGTCGTCGATTTCGCCAAACCGGAAAGACGGTTTTACACCCTTGTTATCCCATGCCAGATCAAGGGCTTCATTCACTATGCCCCGCACTTCTTCCAGCCGTTCAGCCTTTTTTTCTTCAAACTGGCTGATTATTCGCTGTCTGTTGGCCTTAAGGGTTGCCACAAACCCCTTTGTGATTGCCCTGTTTTTAGTGGCCTGGTCGGTTTCGGCCTTGTAAATGGCGGCTGCTGCTTTGTCCAGATCGGTTGCAAAGCCATTGATAGCGGTTGCATCCGCTTTCATGGCCTTTTCACCTCCGGTGGTGATTGGATAGACAAGGTTTTCTGTCAACTTTACTTGGTTTTCTATGGTTGACAATGTGGCGGGGCTGTAAAAGTCGCCGTTTGGAACTATAAGTTGTTGTCCTAGGTTCATACAAGTGCCTCTTTGAGGATGGTTATTTGTTGTTCGGTTAGCAACCGGCCTTGAGATTTTGCTCCTTTGATGACGGCATCAAGGCTTAATGTGCCTTCCATTATTTTTTGCAACCATACCTGTGATTTTGCGTTGAACTCCGCCTCGTCATAGGGTTGTAATCGGCTTTCTGGCTGTGGTGCTGGCTTCAGTGCTGGCTCTTCTTTGTGCAAATCGCCTTTGTGCCACAATTCCAAGGCGGCACCGAAACGCATGGCGGCGTTTCTTAATGCGTCGCCAATTACTTCTTTTTCACGGCTGCCAACCTCCTTGTACTGGCTAGGCTCGGCATTGCCATAGCCCATACGGGTTACGCCACAAACGGTTAGTTTTATCCAAAGCCCTCCGGTTGCGTCGAATTTTGGTAGGCCGTCTTGGAAAGCAACCGGCTCCCATGTCCATAACGGGTCTACGTCCAATAGCCTATCAGTCAATGCGGCATGGCCTACATAGTCCAAGTGGGCCATTTTTGGGTGATGCCAGCCACCGCAAATGTTGCAGTTTTTCTTCTCCGCTGGTGGGCATTGGCTTTGTTCTTTTGAACCTTTAACCAGCTTGCCTATCTGGTTTGGCTTGAAGGGTTGGCGCATAAGCACCAGTTGTTCAGATTGGGTGGTCATAATCTTGTCTTGCCTCAATTTCATATTGATGGGCATACCCGTTCAGGTATGATTCAAATGGCAACCATGCCCGTCTGCCCTTGACACAATCCGCTATGCCAAGGTTGTATAAGAAGTTACGCATAGTCCAGCACCTCTTAATCCGCTTCCAAAACCGCCGCAAGTGCAGCGTCATGGATGGCGTTGAATGTTTCGCTTTCACAGTCAATGGCCCAAAAGATGTCATCTCTGTTATCGCCGTTTATCCAGATAATTTGCTCGATATAGATTGAGTAGTCATCAATTGCCTGTGGCCCGTTTGTTATGTCCGCTGGTTCAAACAGCGGGGTGTAATGCACTTCGATAGTGCGCCCGATAAACTCAATAACAATTTCGTTCATTGGTTTTGCTCCCCTTGTGGGTCTGATTCGATAAAAGGCATATCAAGCAATGCATGGGCAAAGACCCATGAAAAGGCCGCATATACTAAAATTTCGCCCATG